GCAGGCAACCGCCTTCGGCTCGAAGCCGAGGAGACGGCCGTAAAGCTCGTCGAGGGTGCGGGCGCCGATCGCATCGGAGAGACGAGCGAGCCCGGAGAAAGTGACGGCGATGCGGAAGTCGATCGCACCGATGCGAACCTCCGCCTCGCCGCGCAATGGATTGGCAGGCAACATGGAACTCTCCGCTTAGACAGCCGGCACGAAGGTAAGAGCGCCGGTCATGGCGCAACGGATGTCGGCCTGCAGCTCGTTGGTCTTGTCGCCGGAGAAGGTCATCGAGACGAGCATGTCGCCTTCAAATGTGCCGACGCCGGGCACGGTGACCTGATACTCGGTGATGACCTGGTTGACGGCATCGGCGGTAACCGCCTTCATCGTGACAGTATCGACGAAGGCGCCCTGCCCGCTGAAGCGGATGGACTGGATGCCGTACATCAGCGCCAGCGTGAGCTTGCTGCCGGGATCGGTGCAGCTCGGCTTGGTGATGTCGATTTCCTCGTTGTTGATCTCGAGGGATCGCTGTTCGGTGATGCAGGCCAGGGTGAAGGCGCCTGCACCGGTCGAGCGGGCAAGCGTAAGCTGACGGCCGAGAGCCATGGCAAAGTCCTCTTTGTGCTGGTGGGAGTGGTTGCGCTACTGCATGCCGCCCAAAAGTGTGCAGCGGTTTCGGGATAACGGCATGCAGAGCGTTTAGAGCGCAGCCTGTTCCGGATTGGCGGCGAGCGTCTTGTAGGCGATCTGATAATTGAGCGAACCGGCAAGCAGGGAGATGCCGGTCTGGGGGTTCACGAAATACTGTTCCGACTGCAGCAGAGCCTCGATGGCAAGTCCGCCGAAAGTGATGTCCGAGGCCATCGCAGCCTCGATCAGAACGCAAACCCTGTCGAATTCCTCTTCCGGTTCATCGTCGCGCAGGTGCGCGACGATCGAGAGCGGCAGGGACCGGTCGTAGCCGTCCTCGCCGGCTTGCCCTGACGAGGGTCGGACCGTCATGATCTCCGATCTGTCGGCCCAGGTGACTGTGAGGGCCGGCAGCTTTTCCTGCGGGATCGCGCCCTTGCGGCCACGCTTCACCTTGTCAGCACCGGAGAAGTCCGGAATGGCCGAGAGGCGCGCGATGACGGCCGCGAAGATCTGGCTGCGGAGATGCGCCACGTCAGGCGACCGAGCGGCCGAGGTCGCGCAGCGCCTGGTTTACGACAGCTGCGGAATAACCCGCCTCAAGAATCTGTGCGCGCGCCTTGCCACTGTCGAGCAAGCGACCGATGTCGGAGCGGATCGCCGATCGGAGCCGCGACGGCAGTTGCGGCCATGGCCGCTGCGTCATGGCGCCGGCGGTCTGGCGTGCGGCCTTCTTCTTTGCGCCCTCTTCCTTCGAGAACAGCGCCTGGCAGAGGTCCTCCATCGGATCGACCGCGACGGCCGGAGCCTGCTCCTGTTCCTGTGTCTTCATGGTCAGATGTCTCCGGCAAGCGAGATGCGGAGCATGGCCCGCGCATCGTCGTCGATGTTGATGACCTGGTAGGTGACGCCGCCGATCGCGACGCTGTCGCGCTGGCTGGCGAGACCGGGCACCGCGGAGGCGGACACGGCGAGCAGATGCGTGGTGCCTTCGACGGCTTGCTTCTGCTCCTCCGCCAGATCGGTTTCCCGCCACACGCGCAGGATGACCCGCACGGCGGGCCTGGCGACACCGTCCACCGTGAACACGGCCTCGGCATTGCCGAAAGCCTTGGCGAACTTCGGCCCCATCCGTTCGAACATGGCGGGACGCGGCGTCATTTCGGAGCCGTCAGCTTTTTAATCTCGGCCTGAAGCTTGGTGACTTCGCCGGCCAGGGTCGCATTGTCAGCTCCAAGCTTTTCCGCCTCAGCCTGAAGCTTGGTGACTTCGCCGGCCAGAGTCGCATTGTCGGCCTCGAGCTGCTCGTTCTGCTTCAGCAGCGTGTTGCGATCCCCGATCGCGCTGTCGCGCTCCGCCGTCAGTCGGTCATTGTCGGCCGACAGCTTGTCGTTGTCGGCTGAAAGCTTCTCGATCGCGTCGCGAAGCCTGTCGAAATCGACAGAAGGCACGGGCGCTGCGGCCGTAGCCTCGGGGCCAGCGGTAAAGGTGCCGAAATTTTTGCGGAAGTTTTCCGCTTCCTCGGCGGTGATCCCGCCGGTACCGACCGGAACCGGCTCACCCGGCCTGTAGGATTTCTTGCCGACCTTGACGGTCACATTGAACTGCTCGGTTTTCTTGCTCATCGGAGCGTCCTTTCAAAGTCCCCGATATCCGCCGGCGAGAAACCGGCGGACATGTGGACGAACACGGGTTGGAAGGGATTAGCGAACCAGCGCGAACAGGCTGGCGTCCGGCTCCGGAGCGATCGGAAGCGGTGCTGCCTGCGTCTGGACGATGGTTCGCGACGGGTTCCGTTCCCGCCACATGTCCGGGAAGCGCTCCATGGAGAGGAGCGCATCGTTGTCGAGGATGGCGCCGTAAGCGAAGTGGCCCATGAAACCGAAGGGATCGAAGATCCCGACGCCCATGGACGGCCAGAAGTTGTTGCGCACCCCGCCGACCGTGTAGGGCTGCGAGTACTGGATGAAGGTCAGCTCGCCGATGGTGCCGAGAACCGCGTAATACTTGTTCTCCGCCCCGGTGCTGACCGGCCCCAGCTGCATGATGCCGCCGTCCTGGCGCCGGTTGTCGAGCGCCTCGAGGAAGCGCGGCGACTTCTTCAGGAGACCCGCAGCGCCCGGGCCGAGCAGGACCTCGCGGGCAGTGAACCCACTGGTATCGGAAAGCAGCTGCACCCACGCCTCGACATCGTCCATCGGATCGACGCCAGCTTCGCCCCAGCGCGCTGCGCCGGCGAGTGCGATGGTCAGCGCGGGATTGCGGCCGAAGTTGACGGTTTGCGTCGGATAGTCCTCGCCCTCGACGATGACCTGACCGGTACGGATGACCTGCGAGCACATGAATTCCTCGCGCCGGGTGATCCGCTGGTCCTGGTCGTCGATGATCGTCGCCAGATTGTAGGCGTAGCGCTGCGCCGGCGAGTTGCGGCCGCCGATCGGCTCGCCCGGCATGCGGATCATGTTGCCGCCGGGGCGCAGCGTATTCTGCGGCTTGACGTAAGCCGGCGTAAAGCTGGTCGCCTTGAAGCCGCGGTTGGCCGAGTCCTTGCCCGGCACGTCCGGATGGACGAACGGCGCAAGCTCGCGATCCGGCAGGATCTTGTCGAAGACGATCTGTTCCATGTCGGAAAGGACCGTCGTCGAAAAATAACGATCGCGCAGGAATGCTTCCGGGCGATCGCGGGGCGGCAGAACTGCAACGAGTTCCGCGGTGGAGAGGAGAAGTTCTTCCATGTGTGTGGTGTCCTTTCGGTCTCGGGCTTACTTCAGGACGCGCACGTAGAGGGGAGCGCCTGCCTTGCGGAACGCGGCCTCGACGGTCGCGGCCGTGTGTCCGGCGCCCAGAATGAGTTTCGTCGAATCGAAGGCGCCGCTCGCGTAAGCCGCGGCGACGACATCGCCGGCGGATGCATCGCAATCGGTCGCCAGCACCAGGGCGGGCGTCTGCGATCCGTCAGCAGCGGCCGAAGCGGACAGGGTGTATTTGTCCGACGCGGTGATGTTGCCGAGGACAGCACCACGCTTGAGGTTCTGACCGCTGACGATGGTGACGTTGCGGGTGATGACCGGCACGTCGGAAACGAGCAGGTCGTTCGGGGCGAAGGTTGCTTCTCCCATGATCAGGAATCCTTCCAGTTACGGCCGTGACGGGCCAGGATGGTGGAGCGGACGGTGGAGATCACCGCCTGTTTCTCGGTGGCCTTGCCGCCGCCCGGCGTGCCGGCGCCGAGCGTCGGGCTCTTTCCGGCCATGCGACTGCCAAGGCGCGATCCGCCGGCGGAGGCAGAGGAGAGAAGCGCACCCGCTTCCTTGGCCGAGTAGAACCTCGAACCGAAGGCAAGCTCGGCGGCGAGGCCGGGATTGCTCTCGGCCTTCGGATGCATGAGGATCGAGCGGATGCGACCCTGCTCGGCACGGCGGATGGCGCTGGCCGAGGTCTTGCCGTCGTCGGTCTCTTCTCCCTCGGTTTCGGCGCTGGTGTTCTCCTCCTCGGTCTCGCTCTCCGGGTCGGAAGGGGTATCCTCGGCGGAGGTGTCCTCCTCTTCGGTTTCGATCACTTCCTCGTCTTCCGGCCGCTCGTCTTCCAGCCGGGAGCCCTTCTTGCCGCTAATGGCGGCGAGCACGCTCCGCGTGAGCGCGCTGCTACGCGTCAAGTTCGACATTCGTCGTCTCCAGTTGATGTTGGGGTTAGCCGGCTGTCCGGCTCAGTTCAGCTTCGAAGGCTTCGAGAACCTGCGAAGGGCGTGCAACCGCGTCGGCGAGGCCGGCATCAACCGCCTTCTGTCCGCGATAGACCCGCGCCTCAGTGGCGAGAGCGGATTGCTGTGTCAGCCGGCCGGCGCGGTACCGCGCGACGGTGGCTGCAAATTCGACGCGGAGCTCCTCGAGCTCGGCGAGTTCCTGCTGAAGCACATCGTCCGGGATGGCCTCATAAGGATTGAAGTCGGCCTTGTGCTCGCCGGCCTTCAGGATGGTAACCTTCAGGCCTTCCTTCGCGAGCCAGGCGCTCATATCGACATGCATCGAGATGACGCCGATCGAGCCGCAGATACCGGTCTGCGGTATGACCAACTGCCGACAGGGCGATGCCAGCAGATAACCGGCCGAGCAGGCATGATCCGTCAGAACGGCGATGGTGGGTTTCAACTGCGAAAGCTCGAAGATCTGCTCGGCGCAATCGAAGGCACCGGTCACCTCGCCGCCATAGCTGTCGACTTCGAACACGACGGCCTTGATATCGTCGCGCTCGATGCAATCCTGGACCTGCACTCCGATCGCTTCGTAGCTGGTCATGCCGCAGGACTTGCCGATCCACTTACCCTTGTTGACGAGCGATCCTTCGATCTCGATCAGGGCGATGTCGGACGCGACAAGATCCGGACCAGGGTAGATTCGCTCTCCGTCCCAGTCGGTCGCATTGCGGAGCTTATCGCCAAGGAGCCCCATCTCTTCGCCGCCGGCGACGTGCGACGGAGCGTCCGGGCTGCCGAGCACGCGCGGACCGAAAGCACGCGCAATGATGTCGCCCTTCGACGGATGCAGCATCAGCGGCGTGCCGAACATCCGACTGGCGATTTCGGGATAGTTCCTCATGCCGTGTTCCTTCTGGCAATTCGCGGGATGCCGGCCGGATGCCGACGCGCAGAAGTGCGGCCGTTGACCTCTTCCTCGGCTTCGTCGCCCGGCTCAGCTGGAGGAGCCGCGCTCGCCTGCGATCTGGCTTCCGGTTTGCCCGGGTCGGGATCGAGGCCGAGCCGCTCGTAGAACGCCCGTTCCCGGGCGCGCTGCTGCGCGTCCATCTTCCAGTCCCGCCCCTGCTCGGCCGCTTCCTGCTGGAGCGTGGTGAGATTGCCGGCGAGCCGCTCGCTGGCGGCCTGCGCCTCGCGCAGCGGGTCGATCCAGCCGCGGCCGGGGCCGATCCAGTCCGCATGGCACCAGGCTGCCGGGTTCTGTTCGAAGGGAACGGCGCCCGCCGGGAGCTCGATCAGGCCCTTGTCGAACACTTCCTCGAGCCATGCCCGATAGATCGGCGCCATGAACTGCGAGGCGAAGCCGCCCTTCTTGGCGGTAAAGCCGCGCCAGATTTCGAGGAGCGCTGCGCGTGCCGACGAGTAGTTCACCTGGCTCCAG